AATAAACCAACCAAGACCAAGTGCGGCTGCAATAGGAAATCCAACTTCTTGAATTAAAGTAACGGCTGATTCCATTAATAATCACCCCAAACTTTAACCTTTTTCCCTCCATGATATTCAACAGCATGACCTTCTTTTATTAAAACATCACAGATATCTCTGCCGTCTTCTGTATACGGAATACCAAGTATTCTACCATATTTACCTTTGCCTAAAGATTTGACTTGTATTTTACCAATACATAATTCTTTAAGTCTTTCTTTAGCAGCAAGTCCTAATTTCTTTTCTGCTAAATCTCTAGTTCTACTTTCAGGAGTATCTATACCTGCTAATCTAACACGTTGTTTATGTAACTTTACATCAAAGCCTAAATCTAAAGTGCAATCAAATGTATCGCCATCAACTATACGTTCTAGTGTTGCGTTATATACGAATGAATCTGGTGCTTTAGCCATTTAACACTTCCACCTTCTACGAGCTGCTTTACCTCTTTCACCCTTCCAACCCTTAGACCTAGCACAAAAAGACTTTCTTCTTTTTGCAGCTTTACTTCCTTTTTTAACTTTACCAGTGACAGCTGTTTTTAATTTACTTCCAGGATTTTTCTTACGATACGCAGCAACACCTTTTTTGGTCATGCCTGCACCTTTTTTAGTAGGTCGGTAATTAGCTCCTTTTCCTTTTGTAGTACGTCTTATAGACTTTTTCTTTTTTCTAGGCATTACTTCTTTTTACTTGTTTTTCTAGAACGTTTTAAAGCTGCTGCTGTAGGTGCTCCTTTGGCTCCTTTCTTACGCATTTTTCTGCCTTCTTTACGCTTTTTATTTATATTATACCATAAACCTTTTTTAGCTCGTCTGCCATCTTTAGTCGTATGATACTTACTACTTGATTTTTTCTTTGCAGACATTTTATTCTCCTATTTTTTCTTTTTCTTCATTTTCTTTTTATAGGCTTTAGCTGCTGCTTTTCCTTTTTTAGTGTATGAAAATTTTTTCTTTCCTACTTTTGGCATATTATTCTCCTTGTTTTAAAACTCTATCTTTTAATCTTATAGCTCTTGGACCTACTTGTATAGCCCAACGACTATCTAACATTTCAACTGCAGCTTTATCCCAGTTATGTTCTTCCATCGCAGCCAAAAACTTTTTAAACTTTAATAACCTTGTTATACCTAAATTAAAACACATATTCGCCATAACTCTTTGTAAATCTTCTGGTAAATCTTTCCACCATGTCATGTTTCTATCTAAATCATTTATAACGTTTTGTATGTCTTTTTCAAAACATTCAGTTATTCTTTCTTCAGAAACAGGAGTATCTACTTCTTGTCCGTGTTCAGGGTCTGTTTCTAATATTAAATGACCTATACCAAAAGTTGGATAACCTAAATGGTCTAAGTATATTTTATCTATACAGCCTTCATCAAAAGTTAATTCTTCTTGTAATTTTTGCATATCCATATTAATATCCTCTACGTTATTGTTATTGTTGTTGCTCCACCAGTTGAAACGCTTACGTTCCCCAGTGCCGTTGTTCCCTGAACTCCCTTTTCGGTCCCTGAATATATATCTACCCATTTATCACCTGTCCATAATTGCAGTTGGTTTGTAGAAAGATTCCAAATAATATCTCCTTTGTTGAATTTATTTTTATTTCTTTCTGTTTCATTTACATTTAAGGTTGCATTAATATCTTTAGTATTTAAACTTAATTCTAATACTCTTACTAAACGGTTAAATGTTTCAGAAGATACTTCTCCTATCGCTACGGGAAGTTTAGTTTCTAATAACTTACCCATTAACGTTTACCGTCAGGTTTAATATCCAAACGAGTTGCACCTAATCTAAAACCCATACCTAATTTAGCAGTATCATCATCATTAGACTGAACTCGGATAACTGCTTGACGACCTCTAAGACGAGTATCTATTTTAGAAGTATTAGAATAACAAGCTCCAGTAACAACGGTAGTTAAAGATTCTCCTGGAAAATCTCTTTTCTTTAATACTATATCTACTTGTTGTCCCCCAGTTCCCACACTACCGTTTCCGTTAAACTTAACATCAGGAATAATCCTACTAATATGTTGAAAATCTTCTCCTGCTGGGTCTATGTCAAAATCACTAGACTCTATATAAACATCCGTCATAGCTGTTTCGTCTGCGTCATGTCCAGTTTCGTGGTTGTAACAATACCCTGTATTAGAACTAGAATAAGTAGCTTTAGGGTCACTAAAAATACCTTCGTCTATCCAAGATGTTCTAGATAATTTACCTATTGACCATACTTGTTCTTCATAATTAAATACGACATATCTATCTATAACTGTAGTATCGTTTGAACAATAAAACCACCCCACTTCATTAAAAGCTTTATTAACAAAACCGAATATTTGATAACTTTGTGTTTGGTTTAAATCTGTAAAAACATATTCATCTACAGTACATAATAGTTGTTGTATTTGTCCTGAATAGTTATAAAAACCTTTTTTATCCATCCAAAAAACACCTTTAGGAGTATTGACCATAGCATTAGGTCCTACTAATCCAACTCCTTCGTTAACTAGGTTTAAAGAAAAAGTAAAAGGCTGTCCTACAAAAGTCATAGAATATAAAGAAGTATCTGTCCAAATTAATGTTTCTTGTCTTGCTCTAACTCCTCCAACTATAGAAGACCCTGCAGAAAGTCTAAAAGACCCTGCCGTATTTGTCGATTTAGGTTCCCATTCTGCTGCATCTTCTTGGTCAGACCATGCAATAAACATAGGGTCTATTGAACCTGTTCTAGCTGTTTCTCCATCATTTAATGGGTCTGCTCCTAAACAAATTACGTGTCTGTCTACATCACTGACTAAAACTTGTAAAGCTTTAGTAGGTGCTAAATTAGCTCCAGAAATAGCAGATAAAGCAACACCTCTATCAGTACCTAATGTTTTTGCACTAGTATCCCAATAATAAATTCCTGCTCCTCTAGCATTAAAAAGTAAATCTTCACCAAAATTATCTTGAGACCATAAACGTAATTGATTTGTTGTTTCTAATGCCGCAACACTCCCCCAAGTACCTGAGCCCCAATAATCAGAGCCCCACCCTGTTGAGGGAACGTAAACATCTAAACCTACGTTTATTTGATAAGCACCGACGACACTCCCACCACCGTTACCACTATCACTTGAATTAGCGGTTACTTCAGCACCATCAGTATCTTTAGCCGTTATAGTATAAGTATTAGCGTTAGGTACTGTAACTATTTGATATTCTTGATTTAGTACAGCAGCAGTTATTAAACCACCTAAAGTAGCTGCACCACTAAATGTTACAAAATCATTTATAACAGCACCATGAGAAGAATCCGTTACTGTTATAGTAGAACTTCCATTAGTTGCAGAAAATGTTACATCGCCTGCACTAGTAGTACTTCTTAAAGGAGTTATATCATTATAAGAATTTCCTTCTAATATATAGTTTTTCCAAGTAGTTCCTAACCCTAAATATTTAGTTCCTTCTAAATCAACCCAAGCGTGTAAAGACCTTCCTGAAGATTTAAAACTGTTTGAAGAAGCTTTAGCCCATCCGCCTATTTTTTCTGGGAGACCTTTACGGAAACGAACTAAATTACTATCAAACCAACCTCCTTCATTAGCGTAAGCGGTAGCTTCTTTATTGATTCCTGGTTTAAAAAGAAATTTTTGTAAAGGCATTATTTTTTCCTATATAAAAGCAGCGAAAACTATAGAGCCCAGTATAAATGGATAAACCCCCCATAATAACATTTCTAATCTTTTAAATTTAGCAGAACCTTCGTCTAATCTTTTTTCAATATATTCATAGCGAATAGCACACTCTCTTTCGTGTGCACTAAGTTCTGCTAAAGCTTCTTTTACCGTAGCCATTATTTTTGTTTTGCTTTACCTATGTTTAAAGCACACCAGTCAATAACTTTATAAATTGGTTTAAACCAATGGTTATCTTTAGGTGTTGGTGTAATTGCCGCTATTACTGAAGCTATAGAGATTATAGCAGTAATCCACATAATAATATTTAACCACATCATTTTATTTTTCCTCCTCTGGAATATCTTTATCTTCTTTGAGAATTTCTTCAGCTTCTTCTTGAGTTGAAGCTATAAATGAATTTTGAAAAACAGTTAAAGCCGCTTCTATTTGGTCTAAATCAAAAAGTATTTGTTCTTTTTTCTTTCTTAAATTAGTGATTTGATTTGCCAGATATTTTTGTTTATCTGTCATTTCAGATTCTAATATTTCCTTATCACCGACTTTAGCTTTGTTTTCTTCTTTTTGCATTATTGCACCTCCTTAGGTGTAGTTGTTTGCACATCCCAACAATTTAAGTTGGATGCGATAGTTCGTCTTTCGCCTTCACCTTTGAAGGGATAGACCATGTGTTGTAACCAAGAAGGGAACACTAATAGTTTTCCTACTTCTGGAGTCATAACAAATGATTGAGCTGGTTTTAATCTTTCTGCGTCTATAACTGAAACTTGTCCGTATTGAAACGCTATACAGCCGTCTGAATGTCCACTTTCATTATACAATGAATAAGTTGGAGAATTAGCATTAGCTTTAGCACCTATTTGCGGTGGTACTTTAGTCCAAGCTGTAGTAGATATACCCATTAATGTTTTAGTGCCGTGGTCATGTATAGGATTGTAATCACCGTCATAACTATGCACTGACCAAGTTTCGTCTATTTGAACTTGTTTATCACCTTTAAGACGATTCCCTGACTTACTAAAATGATTAATATATTCAGCACCAAGCTGACAGATAAAACTATTATACTCAACCATTCTTTTATCATTGTGGTCTAACAGTAATTGTTCTCCTTTATCTATTTGTCCTACTAAAGTTTTTGCTAATGATTCTTTGTTTTTATCTTCTCTATACTCATCCATATAATCATTAACATCATCAATCATTTGCTGTGGCATTTGTGTTTCTAACACATATACCGCAGGCATAGTATGCATCAAAAACTCTCCTTTAGTCATATTTAACTAGGTACGTTAAAATTATTATCTGGTGTGCTTACTGCTGGTGGGTTAGTAATAACGCTATCTACTTGACTAGCAAAAACTACATCCCATTCTGATACAGGACATATAGCTACTAAATTAGCATTAGTCCAACTACCTTTAGCTTTTAATGTAAAGTTAGCATTTCCATCATCATCAAGTTGTTTAACTGTAGTGTTAAAAGTATGAGTATAGTAAGTGCTATCACCCTCACTATCGTTTTCATATTTCATTTCTATAGTCCACTTATCTACTTTATTAGATGAGTTTACATAAGGTGTACAACCAACTATCGCTTTTGATACTGCCATATTATTCTCCTTGGTTTAATTTAGCTTTTAATTCTTCTACTTGTGCAGAAAGTTCTTTTACTGCATTAATAAGTGGATAAATAAACATTTCTTGTGAAAGTCTTTGTGAGCCATCTTCTTCTTCTGACCAACCTCCAAAGTTTTTATGTCCTACTTTATCTAATGCCTTTTCTACATCTTGTGCAATCATTCCATACATATTTTTTTCTGTGTCCATATGGTTTTCTGTTTCAGAATAATCTTTAAAATGTTTTGGAAACTCATTATTAGGTTTCCAATTAAATGTTACAGGTCTTAATTCATTAATAAAATTTAAACCTAAATCTGTATTTTTTATATTAGTCTTTTTATTAATATCCGAACTTCTTGACCAAGAAGCATTAGTATCAAAATCATTACTAACAACATTACTTGCTTTACCAAAAGCAAATTGACTACTTGTTGCTGTAATGTTATGACCTATTGTAATACTATTTGCATTAGTTCCACTACTTACATCAGCTATTGAACCTACACAGATATTATAATCTCCTTGGGCAATAGTAGTACCTGCATCTTGACCGATACATACATTTTGACCTCCAGTAGTTACATTATCTCCTGCATCTTTACCAAAACAAGAGTTACCACCACCTGTAGTACAACGAGTTAAAGCATCATACCCCATAGCTGTATTAGTACTACCTGTTGTTATTTGGTTTGCTGCATAAGCACCAACTATTGTATTATCAGAACCTGTGGTTATTGCAGCTCCTGCAATCGTACCTATTCCTGTATTGTCATCGCCTGTTGTAACTGCATCAAGAGCATCATAACCAACTGCTGTATTTCTAGCTCCTGTAGAACAAGTAACTAGAGCTGACCCTCCAACAGCAGTATTATATCCACCAGTTGTTGCTCCACCTAAAGCATTTCTGCCTACTGCGGTGTTATATATAGCTGTTGTATTAGCATCTAAACAAGCTACTCCGACACCAACATTACTATGCCCTGTGGTATTTAATTTTAAGCAGTTAGACCCAATGGCTACATTGTTATCAGCTGTGGTATTAGCACTTAAAGTATTATAACCTACGGCTGTATTACTACCTCCTGTGGTATTAGCATCTAGGGACGCATATCCAACTGCTACATTATATCCACCTTCGGTATTTACTGCTAAAGCTGTATGTCCAATTGCTGTATTATTAACACCTTCTGTATTAGCTGACAATGCCTCTACACCTACTGCTGTACCTCTTGTGCCTGTTGTATTAGCATCTAGTGCAAAAGTACCGACAGCTACATTTTGGTCGCCTGTTGTATTTGCTTTTAAAGCATCTTTACCTACGGCTGTGTTGTTAGAAGCAGTGGTGTTTGCTGCTAATGAATCAGTACCGACAGATACGTTTGATGCTCCTGTAGTATTTGCACCAAGAGCAGATGTTCCTACTGCTGTATTGTTTGAAGCAGTCGTATTAGCATCTAGTGCTTGACCACCAACAGCGACATTTGAAGCACCTGTGGTATTAGCTAATAAAGCGTTTCTGCCTATGGCTGTGTTAAAAGTTGCTGTAGTATTAGCTCCTAATGCTCCAGCTCCTACTGCTGTGTTGTAACCACCTGTGGTGTTAGCATCCATAGCTTGACTACCAACTGCTGTATTTTCTACACCACTTGTTAAATCATCAAATACTTCAAAACCTAAACCTGTGTTATCAGAAGCAGAAGATAAAGTGCCTGTACCTGCATCATTACTGATAAGTAAACTTTGTGAAAAGTTTGTAATATTGTATGAAATACCTACGCCATTAACTGTGCCAGCAGTTAAAGCTCCTGATACATCTGCTGCACCATTCATATCAATAGTGGTAGCGTTGATTTCTATTTCAGTATCAGAAACTAAATCTAATACTCCATCTGCTGATTGGTGTATATATGTACCAGAATCACCAAATTGTAATTGTCTAGTGCTATTTAATAAAATGCCTGTATCTGCAACGTGTGTAAGGGTAGTGTCTGTATCAGCACCAAAACCTAATACTGATGCGTCAGATAAAAGAGTTAGATCATCACCAACAAAAAAATCACCTGCTACATTCAAATCAGTAAAAGCATCAACCATAGCTGCACCTGATCCTGCTCCGTCTGAATAAATAGCTTTTACATGACCTGCGGGTATGGTTACATTAGCACCACTACCTTGTGAAATAATTATATTTTGTGAGCCTGATGTTGCGTTTTCTATAAACCAAAGTTTTGATACGGTATTTGGCCCAATAGTAATAGTACAAGCTGAATCAAGTGTGCCTGTGTATTTAAGATATATTGATCTACCTGGATCAGTGCCTCCATCTGCTATTGTTGTTGTGTGAGTGTCAGCGTTAGTTGTAATTGCTTCTGTACCATAACTAAAAGCCTCAGCTATTAATTCTAAGTTTGTATTGGTTGTGGTTCCCCATGATCCCGACTGATCTCCAGTCGCCATCTCCTCAAGTCTTAAATCATTTACGTATGTTGATGCCATATTTTATGCTACCTCTTCCCAATTTGGTGTTTGTGTTTCATTAATTTCAGCAAAGGATGAACTTTGATTTGTATTTATATTAGCATAATTTTTCGTTTGTGTATCATCTATTAATCCCCAAACAAGGATCGGACCAATTTCTCCTGTGGCTGCAACACCAGTTAAGACTATATTTGCTTTAGCATTAAAAGTTACAGATCCTACGCTACCTGTACTACTTACACCGTCAACATTAAATATTTCGTTATGATGAACAGTTACTGATCCAACTGCTGAAGTAGCTGAAACTCCTGATATAACAACATTAGCCTCACCATCTACATCTACACCAACACTACCGACAGATCCTACAGCTCCTGGTGCATTAGCAACAGCATCACCATTTACACCCACACCCCCAATGGCTGATGTTGCAGATTGTCCTGTTGGTACTATGTTTGCTTTAGCAACTGTGGATGTGGTGCCTAATGCACTTGTTCCAACTTGAGATGAAAGTGTTTGATTTGCTTTTGCTACTATTGATACTGTGCCTAACGCACTTGTAGCTGATAATCCTGTTAAAGTTAAATTAGCTTCGCAATCAAAAGTAAGTGTGCCTACTGCTGTTGTGCCAACTTGTGATGAGGGAGTAACGTCAGCTTTGGCTACTACAGAAATAGTGCCTAATGCACTTGTAGCTGATTGACCTGTTACATCTACTGATACGCCTGCGGGTTGACCCCAAGGGCCAATACCCCAGCCAGCACGACCCCAGCCAGCCATTTGTTAAGCTATTCTTATAATAGCTGTGCTTGCTGCTGCTGCTGGAAAAACTATTGTGAAATCACCTGCTGTAGATGTTTTATCGCCACCAAAGTCGATCGTAGCTACAGATTTATCACTATTGGTGTCGTTATAGATCAAACAACCTCTTGCAGTAATAGTAGCTGTACCAAAAGTTAAATCTGCAAAATCAGTAAAACCTGTAGTACCACCGCTTGTTGGAGCGACATTGGTTAGTGCAGCACCACCTGCTGTGTAGTTAGTACCACTTGCTTCTTGTGAGGTTGAATAAGCAGTTGTAGTAGCTCCCATAGTGGCAGAGCTTGTATATAAAGCAAGTTTAAAAGAGTTACCATTTGTTGCAAAATTATGTGTTGCAGTTAATAGTTCTGTTTTAAAACTTGTAGTTAATGTTGATGTAATGGCCATATTAAATACCTTTAATTATTTTTGCTATATCTTCGCTACCTTGACCTGATAAATCTTGTATCAAAGTTGCTTTGTAAGATTTTAACGCATTTTCTATATAAATCAAACATACCTTATAAATCATATCTCTATATGCTCTTGCTTGTTCTTTAATATATGGATCCTCACTGTCACTTGTGCTTACTATTTTTTCTGTTAATCTCTCTGCCCAAAACTCAGGAGGATGCCCACCATAATTAGATGTTTTAGCCTCTATAAGCCCTAATCCAGGCATACCTGCTGGTGTTATTTCATCTACCATTTGTTTGGCTCAGGTGGTTTTAAATGACTATCATACCTATCAGCTATTTGAGGTAATATCTGTTTTTTTTCTACTTTAAGTTCACTAAGTTTTTTTAATTCAATTCCTTTTTGATCTACAACAGGAATATAAGGATCACTTAAACGATGATAACCGTACAATCTTTGTTGTCCTGGTATGTTTGTATCTAGTAAAGAACTACTAGATGCTACCTCTACTTGTATTCCTTTATCCATACATTTAGCCAACCAAAATTCAACACAAGCTCTGCCTGACTCTGCAAAGTGTAAATTATTTTTGTAAGAAAAATCCATACCAAATAATTTTATATTAGCCACATTGTTCCAATATGCAAAAGCTATAGCATAAGCTACTGTGTTGTTTAAATAATGACAGTTGGTTTCTTTAACTATTTGTTTAATAGGATATTCAACTAAATTTTTACACCTTTCATCAAGTTGACATGTATATATTGGCTTATCATGATTGATTAATAATTCTTTCATACAATCTGTTTGGCCGCCTGCATCTTGCGTATCTAAAAATCTACTAGGTGGATCCATTGCAAATACACGATCATGAAATATTACTGATGCTACCGCATTTATAGCCCACACTTCATCAAAGTGAACGCTGTGTGATTTTGCTAAATTATAATCAAACCAACTTTTGCCAAGACCAACAATAGCTATAGTTTGACCATTAAGTTTTTTTATAGGTTTCATCTCTCTCCTTTTGAAACTTAAGTTACATTAGTTCTTAATGAATCGTAACGATATTCATCTCTTCTTCCACGTGCCTCTGCAAGATTTTTCAATCTATTTATTTCACCTGCAAAGCGTTGCTCGTATTGCTGTAATAGATCATTTTCACCTTTCATAAATATGTAAGCTTCAACTAAACTTCCATACAGTAAAGCGTTTCTAGCATTTTTAGATACCCAAGTGCCTGTAGTATCTGTAACTAAAGAATTTGGTTTGTATAGATAATGTAACTCAACATTGTAGTTTGAGTCTGGTACTGGAGCTACAATAATCGTAGAGCCATTGTTTGAAGCTGTAGATAGTTCTTTATCAAATTCTCCATAATATTTTGGTAAACCTCTTAAAGTTGAATCAGTTGGATCAACAGAGTATTCACGCATAAATGATGGATGTTTTTTATCTAAATAATGATAATCTCCGTTGCCGTCTATAACTGCTAAAGAAAAACTTGTTTGATAATCTGTAGGAGTTGTAAGGTAAGTATTACCTGATGTTAATGTACCTGTTACATTTTTACGAAAGAAATCAAACTGTACTAATTCAAATATTCTTTCTTCAGCGTTTTTAATAAAGTCATCAAGCGTTGCTACAAAAGTAGTTTCTGTATTTTGTGTGTAATTTTGTATTAATGTTTTTAACTCTGCTAATGTCATACTGTTATTGTAACGCTTCCAACTGAAGCTGTCATTTCATAACCTAATATTTTAGATCCTATAGGATCAGCAGTCATAGATGAATTAGTATTGCTATCATTAGTATAAACTACTCCTTCTCCTATTTCTAAATCATTGTTAGGTCTAGGTTTATATAAAGCTTCTGGATCAGAAACATGTGGTAGTGGCTCAAGTTGTGGATGTTTAGGATCAAAACAATCTCTACAAGTTTTTAGTCCATTCCATTCCTCTCTTAGTTGAGATAACTTGTATTCAAACCCACACCTGTCGCAAAGGGCTATTGCATATTTACCAGTTGCGTATGCCATATTAATATCCGTTTCTTAAATAAGGTGATATTCTAAAAGAAGCACTATCTTCGTCTTGAGACATAGCTCTTTCAAACTCGTCTTCATACATTTGTTTTAACATAGCTACTCTTTCTGGTGCTTTCTTAATTGCTATATAATAAGCAAGACCTGCTGCGAAACAAGGATAAAATCTAAACGGCATGTCCATAGTGTTGGTAGCTGTGTCAGCATCGTCCATTCTTACTAACTTATTAAAGACTAATACATCAGTGCTGTTCTCTGGTGTTGGCCATATATTTAATACTGGGGTTACTTGTTTGTCTAAAAAGAATTGAGTAGGCCTAGCTTCAGTGGTTTTAGTTGGTATATTTAAGTATTCACTTCTGCTAATCTTTGTCATTTGCAGATCAAGATCGGTACCGTCAGTATCTCTTCTTAACGAACAATCTAATATATCAATGACATTAGAGTTTAATGTATATTGATTAGTGCTTTTAGTTACAGTTTGAGTTGCTTGCTCTATAGTCCACTGATTTAATCCTCTATTAGCCCATTCAGCTAACATAAGGTTTATAGATCGTTTTGCTGTTTTAAGATCATAACCAGTTCTGAGTTCTAGCCCACATCTTTCAAAGGCTTCCTCAACAAACTCAGTTACATTTGGTTCAAAATTTGTACTACTTGATGTTGCCATTTAATCTTCCTCTGGAGCATATAGATTGTTAAATGTTATGTTCGGATCCATATAACTCTCATGTTGTTCTGCTGAATGTATCCATTGTGAAGGCATAAAGTCTGGTGCTCCTTCTCCAACACGCCATAAAGCAGGGTTTGTTGCTCTTACTCTATTATTGGGTAAAGCCACAAAGTTACCAGTATATTCACCAGCGTCTGTTAAATATAACACATGTGACTGCTTATGTTGAGCAGAATCATCAGCTATTGAATTTTCTGTATAATCTACTGTAAACAAATATTTACCTGTATAGAAGTCTCCACCTATCTTACAAAGCCAAGGTGATGAACTAACTCTATCCATAGTAACAACAGAATGATGATGACTAAGACAGTCCCAAGGTTGTGCTAAATGATCTTCCATAGGAGTTGGCCAATCTTGTAATGGTATGTCTGCAACTAAAGCTTGAATCGGCATTCTTGCCCACATAGCACCACCGTGGACATTTGGTACATCTTCTTGATTATCTATTTCGCAACCTGTAAAGACTACTTGAAAACTTAATGATCTATCTGGAATAGTATTAACAGCAATAGCTAGAGCATGTAGATACTCTCCGTGATAATTGCTGTGATTAGCTGTAAACTCTTTTCTTACCCAGCATTTAAACTGAGGTATATTTGAAATCAAATATGACAAAACGCTCTCTCCTTTGTTTTGGTAAAAAGATTATTATACCTTTCCACCTTTAGCCATATATTTAGTACCTTTCATAGCTCCGCCTTTGGACATGTACTTAGTACCTTTCATAGCACCACCCTTTGACATATATTTAGTGCCTTTAGCTGCACCACCTTTAGCCATATACTTAGTGCCTTTAACCATTCCACCTTTAGCGTAGCCTTTAGTTTTTTTAAACATAATTCACTCCTATGAATATTTAGTTTTCTTTCTTCTGTTGCTCATTACTTTACCACAACCTCTTGCAATTTTTCTAACTTCTCCACCGTCTTTCATGGATACTCTAGCTTTTTTAGTATTAGCAACAACAGTCTTTCCTTTTGATCCTGCTGCTTTTTTCTTCCTTGCAGTTTTTGCTCTTTCTGCTTTGCTTAAGCTTTGTGCTTTTGCTTTTGGTAAACAACGATCTGGATTTTTTTTATTTTTACTTGTACCACACGGGCCTTTGATAGAACCATCTGTGCCTATACGCACCCAGTTTTGTCTTCTCCACTCAGCTAATTGTCCCATTATCTAAGTCTTTCTTTCATAACAATGCCTTGTCCCCTTATTCCAACAAGTCCACCGTTTTTCATTTTCTTTGTTTTCTTTTTTGATCCTTTAGCGTAGTTAGGATCTTTGCAATATTTAGATGCGGCCATATTTGCATAAGCTGAAGGGTATGTATCAAAAGTTCTTTTAGCCCAAGCTTTACCAGCTGGACATATTTTGCCGCCACTTTTTGCTTTAGCCATTTAACACTTCCATCTTCTTCTTGCTTGCCTAATTCTTGAATTAGGATTGTTTCTTGTTTTAGCAGAGCTACGTCTTAATTGTCCTGCTGATCTAGCACAATAAGCCTTTCTTCTTTTTGCAGCTTTGCTACCTTTTTTAACTTTACCTGTTACTGCTGTTTTAAGTTTACTACCAGGATTAGCTTTTCTGTAAGCACGCACACCCTTTTTAGTCATGCCTGCACCAGACTTGGTAGGGCGGAAGTTACCGCCCTTACCAACTGTCCTACGTATATTTTTAGTTTTTCTTCTTTTTACAACCATTCATTAATAGCTTTTATTCAAAACTAAAATAACAGAGTAAGCATCACCACTTGAATGACCCACTGTTGTAAAGTCAATATCTCCAGTTATACCAGATCCTGCGTTATTAGGTATGCCAGAAAATAAATCATAGTATTCATCTCCTGTGCTATCTGCTGGTAATGGTATCGCTAAAACATTAGTGCTCGCATCAAACTCTATATCTACACCCATACCTCTGGTTGCCCAGTATATACGTGATATAGAAACTCTACTGCAAGACTCACCTAAATTGTTTTTAGCTAAAGCTGAAACATCAACTTTTTTAACAGAAGATTCACCTGTTCCGTCAGATTCATTAGTAAACTTTAATATCGCTACTCTGTCACTATCATGAATAGTTTGAGAAGTTACTGTATCTGCCATGAGCTACTCCTTATGCGTCAGCAAATGGTGTTACTAAAGTTCCTGATCCTAGTGTAATACCCTCTACTGCATATTTAGCTGAGGCCATAGCAGTTACTTTGATAATACTACCAGCTAATCCGCCTTTGGTAGAGCCATTCAAAGTAATAACATCATTTGAAGCACCAGATATAAATGTTTTACCTGTTGCATCATCTACGCCAGTATAAAGACCACCTACGAACTTATCAGTTCCATCAGTAAGAATATCCATATCTGTAGCTGCAGTTTCTACAACAAAAAAGAAAGAAGCTCCTAGATTATTCAACTGATTTGGATCAGTGTTATCACCAGGATCTGTTGCAACAATACTAGGTAAAGTAAATTTACCATCTGCATCATTACAAGTAAGAATTTTACCTGCATGAGAAGCTACTGTTAGTGTGGTATCAGCCGTTAAGCTAACTACGTTTGCATTACCTGCCGAAATAAATCCTGCTAAAGATTGTATTGGGCCTGAAAAAGTGCTTTTTGCCATAATTTTTCTCCCGAAAAATAAGTTCTACTGTCTTGGCTAGTCTGCTAGGTCAGTCTGTAGAACAAGTTAATAAACCCTAGATATTTGATTGTATATTAGTTTTGTGCAAAAAAAAAGGGAGCCGAAGCTCCCTTAAATAATCAACAAAGATTATGCACCTTGAGATGCAAACACTGCTCTTGGATTTGAGAATCCAAATGAGTATCTTTCTCTAGCTTTGAATCTGACATTGCCAGTATCAAAGTCACCTTCCATAGAAGTTGAAAGAGGTGATCTCTCGAAGTGTTTAAATCCATCAGGACAATCTGTTATTAAATACCAAGCATCGGTATCAGTTAAGAAGTTATTTACAGAATAACCCTCTGGTACCATGCCCATGTTTTTAATAGCATTAATATCATTATCTGATGTGCTTACTCTACCGGGTGATTGTAATAATCTATCAGCCACAAATTGTAATTGTGGTGGAATGATTAATTTTTGCCCTTGTAAAGCAATAACCATATTTCTGTCATCAACAAAAGTTGAAACTGAAATAAGTGCATCTTCTAATGAAGTCTCATTCAAGTCAGTGTAAGTGCTTGGTCTGTTACTAAATGTACCACCACCTGTTAGTGGGTGATCAGTAGCAACAAGTGCCTTGCCGTCTCCTCCAGTGTAACTTGATGAGAATGCGTTGTTAAGCACAGACGCAGCTTTTACTTGCTTTGTGTGTGCCATTGATCTTGCTAAAGCCTTTGTGTATCTGGCTCCTAATCTATCATACAGATTATCTTCGATAGCTTCTTCAGTTAATGCAAATGCTAACGCAATAGTCTCATGTGAGTACCTTGCAGTAAAACCTTCAGAAGCTTGGTCAAATGCCACGCCTTGTCCTTCAGTTTTTACTTTTGCGTTACCGAAACCTACTATTAAGGTTTCTTCTTCAAATGCTCTATCTGATGATTCTGTCTCATAGATTTCTGCATGTTGTTGTTCATACCTGTTGTATTCCATGCCAAATAAGGCATTCAACCCAGGCTCTAATTCTTTCGCTAATTGAGCTCTTGAAATAGCCATAATTTATACTCCTTATTAAGCTAGACCTGCACCTTTTATGCCGCAGATATGATTTTGAATAACAACTAAAACGTTTGTATTTGCCGTAGCAACGTCTGAATTTTCAGGATCTTCTGAAATATCAATCGCTTTTAGCGGTAAATTTGTTGTAGTTGCACCTGTTGTGACATCTAACTCAGCTCCTGAAATACCTGTGACGGTACTCCCTGAACTTGTGTAAACAATGTCAAAGTTTCCAAACAGATCAGCCACTGGGAAAGTGTCATCTGCTTGTACCTCGAAGACCACATTAGGATCATCGATTACGAAAGCAATTATATCTGAAGCATTAGTGCTTGCAGGATAGTAATTACTAAATACTTGTTCGCTTGTAGTCGGATCGGTGTAAGAACATCCATTGAATACTCCAACCACAGGAACTGTGCCACCGTCAGCGTGTACTTCAATACCGCCTCCAGTTACTTGAGCAACCATATCTCCTTGGAAGATACTTGTTCCGTAGTTTGCAGCTATTCTATAACGACTTTGTCCACCAGTATAAGGTGAACCACCCATCATTCTTACAGGCTTCATTCCAAAAGCAGCATCTTGATTTGCCATTTTTGTTTCTCCTATAAAATAATTATAACTTCAGAGTTCACAAAGCTAGGCTTTGTTTTCTCCACCAAAAGTCACCCTTGACTTAATCTCTTTCGAGATTGGCATCGCAGGATTCTCTTCACGCATTAGGTCATTCTCGACAGCAGACATTTGATTATTGGTTTGTTGTTCAAAAAAGTCATTTCTTTGATCTGCGATTTCTTTATCTATTTTGCACAGTATCAACCCACCAACTCCAATTACTCCTGCGTGACGACCATCATCGACAGTAGGTAAATCATGATAGCCAGGTAATTCTTCTGGTCTAACAACCGCGAATCCTTCACGAAATCTTTTTGAGACATTCGTTTTGTCATCTTGGCCTAGTATAGACTCTCTGATCCAACGATAAGTAATACCTTGTGATTCAGCTAATTCTACAGCTTCCTCTGGTAATTCTAACGCTGAAGGCATCTTCCAGGCTTTTGGCCTAGTGTTTGTTTCTCTAGTATCAGAGTTTCTAGTAGCTCTGTTATCTTCAGTTTTATTATCTATGTCTTTGCTCATGATTTTTGTAACCTCGCTTTTTGTATTGCGTAATCTTTAAATGACACTCCAAGTTTTTTAGCTAGTGCTTGTTCGCTCGGTGTCAACTCGATACGATTTTGTTTGCGTCCAGTCGATGTGTTGCGTGTGGCTGAAGCGACTGTTTGGACGGGTTTTTTGTCTGCTTCCACGTTAAATCTTTGAGGCAACTCTTGTCGCACTCGTTTATCTATCTCACTATAATACTCATCACTCTCTGTGTCAAAGCCTTCGTTCTCTAATTGTTTATGAATTGCAAAAGCAACACTGGTTGCAACTTGATCTTTTCCAAACCAAGTATTTTTATTTGCCCATTCTCTAGCTTTGTCTGATGGTTCATTGTATTCATTTTCAACAGGTTGATTTTGCTGATAGGTCTGTTGTTGTTGAGCTTGTTCTAAATACGCTTGCTCTTGAGCATCGTATTGTTTTTGCTGTTGTTTATATTGTTCATGCCTAGCTTTATCAGCAGTAGCCATGCTTAATGCTTCAGTTGCAGTTGCTATAGCCTCTGCATCTCCAGCTTCAGTAGCTTGTTTTAAAGCTTGTTTTGATAATGCTAGTTGAGATTCAACTCTATTTGAAAACTCATCACCATAATTAGATTGAAAAACTTTTTGCGACTGTCTTAATTGTTCGTTTTGTTCTTTAAGTTCGTTAGCATATTGAACAGCCATGAGCTCTCTTCTTTGAAACTCTTTAGCTTGTGCTACAGCTTTGTTTATTCTGTTTTGAGCTAACGCTGCTCTTTTTTCTACATCTGATTGATCTTTTACTTTTTCTTCTACTTTAGGCGATGCCTCAAAATCCTCTTGTATTTGATCTTCAGATACAGGTGCTACTTCTTGACTAACCTCTACTTCTACAGGGTTTTCTTGCACCTCTTCCTCAACCCTTCTATTTTCAGGAAGGGCTGCCTTTTCTATTTTTTCATCTGTTATTTCAACATCTATGCTTTGTGGTTCATCTATGTTTAATGCTTCTTCACTCATTCTTTACTCCTATAAAGATTTAATGTCATCTGGATCAAGGATTGTCGCAATCACTTCATCATCGTTAATAATACGAACTTCGTTTTCATCTTCTAATCTAAAACGAGTTCCTGCGTATCTGCCAATTAAGATCCAATCACCTTGTTTGCACCAAGGAGTGTTAGATTTATTTGGCTGACCAAATTTATTATCTTTATAAGCTAAAGGGCCTACCTTTAAAACATAGCAGATTACTGTAGCTAAAGCTTCTCTGTCTACGGTTTCTTTAACTAGCTGAATACCACCGTCAGTCTGACCTTTGCCTCTGTATGGCAATACAAGTATCCGCCATCCAACAGGATCAGGCATTCTTTCAAGTAGTGATTTATCTAGTAATTTAGGATCTAATACCCTTTCTTGTGAATTTATGAAAGCTTTATCTAGTTCTGAAGACTCTTCTGCTTTCTCTTTTGCAATTTGTTCTTTATGTTTTTCAAATTGTGTTTTTTCTGCGACTTTTTCAATCATCGATGTCATCCATTTGCAGCGTTTCTCTTAAATCTTGTTGTAAGGAGCGAATCGCTGATAACTCTCCCATAACATATTTGTAATCTTCCATTGATTTTATATTGCCACTAGCAATAATGTCAACAGCATTTCTCTCTCTTTCTCGCAAAGTTTTTAAAAAATACTCTGCTAGTCTTATTCCGTCCAATTAGCTCTCTCCTAATTTTAAACTATCTACTTCTTCCTCTCATCTTAACATCATAGGCATCGGTCTATCTATTACATTCATTCTGTTTGTTCTTGGTAATTCTATTTTTGGTAAATTTATTGGTGCCATAGGCATAGGCGTTGCTATGGGTCCGGGCATCGGCATTCTTGGTCTCATAGGCATAGGCTTAGGTAAAATAGGCATAGGCTCAGGCAAACGAATTGGCATTATATCTAGTCTTGGTAATGGTCGATCCCTATCTATCAATCTATCTATAGACATGAAATCATCACGTCTTGGAGGCATGATTGGTTTTTGTAATATTTTTTCGCTAGTTGGTGGTGGTTTTGGTAAATCTTCCTCTATAAAGAAATCATCTGGCAATGGAGGCATTATTCCTGGGCCATAGCCATAATCAAGTAAATCTCTAGTTGGTGGTAACTCTCTAGGTGGCACTTTAATTGTAGGTGGCATCATATCGCCACCCATACCTATTGCTCTTTGTATTTGAGGGCCACCCATACCTCGAGGGCCGCCTCTACCTCTTCTTATTTCATCTATATCCTCAATAGTTATAGGAGGTTCATCTACAATAACTGGAGGCTCCTCTACTATCATAGGAGGTTCTTGTCTTAAGGGAGGCATATCGTCTATAAATATTTGATCTTCTCTAGGAGGTATCGGAGGTTTGGGCAAGCTAGGCCCTCTAGTTAATGGTGGTTGAGCAGCAAACATATCTGCTATTGGATCACGCATAACATCTGTAGGCATGAAAGCTTGTTCTGGTTGCACAGGAGGTACATACCCCTCAGGAGTAAAATAAGCTGGGCCACCTTGAATTAAGGTAGGTCTAGGTCTAGGTACAGCTGGCATAGAGCCTTGACCTTGACTTTGATTTTTAGCTTTAATAGCGTCTCTTAATTTGGTACTAAATAATCCCATTAAAATACGCCTTTAAACTTAGTTCCTCTAAGTGCAGCACGACCACCTCTTGACTTGCCACCGCCATAGCCTTTAGGTTGTGGAGCAGAAGCATTAGGTATTTTTTCAGGAGTAGAGTATTTAACTTCTCCTTGATCTTTAATAGTTACGCTTGATTTTACTTTTGTCATAGTGATTCCTATATTATTTTTTATTTTTAGATCCCTTAGGTCTGCCTCTTTTTTTAGGAGCTGACTTAGTTACCTTTTTAGTTTTCGCTTTAGTCGAAGTTTTTTTGACCGTTTTTTCTTTAGTCTCTTTGACTTCGGTTTCGTTATTTGCATCTTCATTGATGATCGGTTGATTACCATTTAGTATTTCCTCTTCTTTTTTTAACATAGCCTTGTGTATGGCTTGTGCTTTTTGTCTAACTGAACTCATAAATTATCCTCGCATTATATCCATAGCTTTAAATTGTGCGGCTTGATCCATACGCTCTCTAGCTATATCATCTTTCATTGTAGCTATTTCTCTTTGAATTGCCAATCTTTGTTCTGCAAGTTTATTATTTTCCATAGCCTTCATAGCATCAAACTCTTGTCTTTGTGCAAATTCTTCACGTTTACGTTGCACATCATCAGCTTTAATATCTAGTTCTTTATCTCTTAATTCTACCAATGGATCAACAGGAGGTGGTGGTGGCATAAACATAGCATTGATCTGTTCAGTAAGTTGCGATACCACCGCAGCAACATCTTTAGCCACTTTTTCTTGTATCTGCTGTTGATACCCTTGTGCAACCTCAGGCGGCAACTGTTGTATTTGTTGCATCATTTGTTGGAACTCTTGGTTTTGTGCGTTTTGCTCATCAACTATTTCAGCAGCCCTAAAAGATACATGTTGATAGATATGTGCTTGAATCAAAGATAACACTACAGGATTAGCTTGTGCTGTCATAGTTCCATACAAGGACATGTGCGAATTGATATGGGCATCATGGTCTTGACCTAAAAAAGCTTGAGCAGGCATACCTGCAATCAACATTGCATTTTCATTTGCAGGATCCATAGGTTGTGGTTGAGGTGGTGGTGGCAAAAGCTGTTCTATGTTCTGCACACCCATAGCACCGTACATTCTTCGATAAGCCTCATGCAACCCTGTTGGGCCATGTATCTCAGGATTACTTTGTACGGTTCTAAGTATTTCTTGAGCCATCATAACCCTTTGGCTCATAGAGAAGGTATTAGGATCTGAAACTGGTAAGACATCAACTCTGTCATCAAAGTCTTGCGACTTAATAAGTTGGTTGCCGTTAGCAGTAAGATAAGGATAATCAGGTGGTAAATACTCACTAAATACTTTAGCTAGTATTTCAAACTCAATTCTTTGAGATGCGTGCAGTCTTTTGTGAATTGCACTCATCACTCTAGTACCACGCTCTAGCAACGCAATCGTTGTACCTACAGGTGCATTTTGATTACTGTCTCCTACTTGTGTATCGGCTATCGAGGCGAAACGCCTTCCACTGTCGACCAAGATACCTAGGAGAGAGAGTAAGGTTTGACTTGGCTCCTTAAAAGGTAACGGTACGAAAGCGTCTCGCAAACTTCCGCCAGGAGCATCCATGTCTCTAAACTCACCAGGTTGTAATGGCTGATCATCGTTACGAATACGTATGCCTCTAGCTTTAAATCCAGCAGGTAAGTTAGATAAAGTACCTGAATCAATTAACTGTCTTAGTATTGAAGTAGATGCTTTAGACAAGCCACCTATCATGTGCGTCAAACCAAAGCCATAAAATCCTAGACCTGGTAAAAACTTATAGTGCACAAAGTAGTTAATACGTTGCTTTAATTGATCTGTTTCTTTGTAGTTTCTACGAATAGATAAAACCTTATCATTAGCAATGGTAACTATGTATGGCAGTTTGATCTCAGTAGGCTCGCCTTCTGAATCTAAATCCTCAAAGCCCGGTATATCTAATTCAGTATGTATTTCGTGTACTTTACAAGTATCAGTATCGTTGTAGTTAGGGCTGACACCTTGTAATTCATCTACTTCTTCTTGAATCTCATCATAGTCATCCGCCATGATATTACCCATAGATATATCTACATCACGATAAAATCCTACTTGTTGTAGTTTTTTAATATCGTTTAGCGACATATCAATTACATGCGTAATCCTCGTAGCACTATGCAAGTCAGTAGCCGAGTAAGGCACAATTAAGTCCTCACTAGGTATGAATTTAGATACAGCCCTGTCTAGGTTTTGATCGTAATAAACTTTTCTAAACGCAGAACCTGATAATGGTAAATAAAATAACATTTGGTCTGTTTCAGAGTCATACTCTTTCATAACCTGCATAAGCTGATAGTTCATAAACTCCTGAACTCTCGATGCTTGTTGCTCAGATTCAGCCGTTGTCATACCCAAGACTTGAGTTTTGACAGGCCCTTGAGATGGGAGTAACTCATTGTAGGCCTGTGCTTGGAACTGAGTAACGGATTCTGCCAATAAAGGATGCATCACTCCAGAAGCACCTTCAAATGGTTGGGATCTTTCTTCGTACTTCATGCCTAACTGTTCAAGACCTTCTCTGTAAGTCTTTTCCCAATCAGATCTTGAGTCTTTGTCAGAATCAACATTAGTCATTAAGTCGTTTTTAATGGTGCTAAGATCAGAGGAATCTAGTTGTTCTGCTAGGTTAGAGTAAAAATCAGTATCATCTACAGGCGGTGTGGGAGCACCAAACATAATGGTACCGTCTTCCATTTGCTCAAACTCTTCAAGATCAGGATTTTCTTCCTCGACCTCAATCTCCATTTCCTTTGAACGATCACGAACTCCTAGTTCTACCTGATCTTCAAAGGTAATAGCCTTGTCTACATCTGCCATACTAATCCTTTATGTTGTGTTTTATTTTAAACTTCAATAACTCTTTTTTCATTTCAGTTATTTCTTTAGAATCTTTGTTATAAGTTTTGTTACTTATGTATGGAGCATCTTTATCTAATCTGTTTTCTTTTGAGTAAATTCTGCTCTCCATGTTATCTACCTTTTTTCGTATAACTTTTTTCATGACTTTTTTTAAAGGAACGCTAACGTGTTTTACTTTTGCCATAATGTCTCCTAATAGTATATTCTCTGTTTCGGCACTGGCTCATCGTCTTCCTCATCTGAATCAAGTCTTACGAAGTTGCCCTGACGAAATCTTAGTATAGCCTGTGTTGTCGAATCTACAAAATCATCGTTCTCTCCATACGGAAAGGCTGCACATTCTTCTATCACCTCTTCTGCGAAGATCGTGTCTGGAGCCCAGACCATACCAGCTTCAAACACTGGCGATACCGAATGCACTCGAGTGACTTTGTCTCTTCCTTTCGTTGGACGATAGTTCACAACTGGGATCCCCATCATTCTCAACTCATGCGTCAAAGGAGTACCACTTGCTTGTGATTCTATCAGCACTGAGTCTGGTTGCCAATACATAAATTCATCGTAAGCTGTCGCTTTCAACTCAGGAAAGTCCCACCGACCTCGTTTGGCATCGAGCAAAATGATAGATTCTGGTGCACCGTCACTCGGTCGAAACACTCCCCACGTAGTAATCGCAGAGTAGTCAGCCGTTTCTTTAGAACTAAAGGCGGTATCGTAAGATTGCAATATGTAAGTTGTATTAGGTGGATCGTCATGCTCCCATTGTTGCCACCAATCTCGTTTTAACAGGGCACCTTCTTCAGAAGTTGGGTTCTGCATGTACTGAGCATTCCATTTTGCTACAGGAATCGAGGCTTTCACGGACTCAAGCTCTTCTATTTTCCAAAACTCAGGCCATAAAGGCTTGCCGTTGTCCAAAATGGCAGGTAATTCTAGTATATCCCACTGATCTGCATGGTCTTCAGACATTCTTTTGATAAGTTTCTCAGTTAGATCAAGCGTACTCCACCTTGTCATGACAATAACTATGATTCCGCCAGGTTGCAGACGCTGTCGCGGCCCAGAAGTGTACCATTCGTAGGCAGATTCTAGGGCAGTTGGGCTCAAAGCGTCCTGTTCAGAGTGTGGATCGTCAATAATCAGCAGATCCGCACCCCTACCTGTAATAGCACCGCCCACTCCTGCGGCAAAATACTCGCCACCGTGATTGGTTTCCCATCTACCTGCTGATTTGCTGTCAGCAGAGAGTCTAACTTTGTCGAATATTTGCTTATATTCGTCTGTATCCATGAGATTTCTAACCTTACGACCAAACCTTGCAGATAGTTCGGCGGTGTGAGTCGTTTGCATGATCTTCATATCAGGGTGCAAGCCCATAATCCAGCTAGGAAAGAACACGGACGCAAACTCAGACTTGGTATGACGAGGTGGCATGTTGACGATTAGGCGTTTGGTCTTGCCCTTGGCTACGTCTTCTAGCTTTCTGGCAAACAATCTATGGTGTTCGCCCTCGATAAAGCCGTCCCATACATTTTTTACATAGGCTATGAAGTCTTTTTTTGATTCTTTGCTGGTGTCTAGCTGATCAATACGATTTTTGATCATGACCATCTCTTTTAGAGCCTCGTCTGATACGTGTTCTAGCTTTGTGTTTTTGTCAGACATCTTAAAATGTTTCTCTCCATGTGAAATATGGTACCTCATTATGGTACCTAATTAAAGCAAGGGGGGGTGAAATGGTTTTGGGGGTAATTATATTTGTTGATAGTTATTTATATACTGCCGCGAAAAAACGCCTGGTCGCATATATGGGGGTGGGGGTGTCCGATTCCTGATCACAAAAAAACGGCTTCCGATTCAATAGAGACCCAATCAAATACCCAATCAATTAATTAATTTAATTTGTCTATAAGTGTATAAATAGTGTTATAATAAGACATTATTATTTAATAGGCGGAAGCCGGGAGAACTTAATAATGAGTAAAATAAAAAAAGTAATTCAAGATAACATAACTGTTTATCAAGTTGAAGATGACGGAGTTATCCAAGAATTTGGAACTTATAAAGAAGCAAAAGAATTTGTTTCATATATTAAAAATCCAAAGTCCTATATTGATAATTGGAATAAAGCCAACGACTTAAAAGCGTGGCAAGATGGAAGTTTAGTTAATGATAAGGCACTTAAAAAACTGTCTTTGAAAGAACTAAAGGAAATTAACGATATGCTGTCAAGGGCAGGATATTAATATTAACAGGGGGAGCAATCCCCCTATTTTATGATCAGGAATTACTGATCAGGGAGAACTAAAAAATGAAAGATATATTTGAATATCACAAAAAGCAAATAAATAAACAAAATAAAAAATATCCTTTGATGGAGTATTTTTTATCTAACAAACCAATAGAAGAATGTTCTAAAGAATGCCAAGAGCAAGTAAAGAGCATTAGAAAAAATAAAAGGGAGAACTAAAAGATGTCAAGTAAATCATATCCAATATGGAATAATATAACGTCCTGTATTTATAAGGCTAGCAAATCTTATGGAGTAAGAGAAAGGGGAGAAGTAGAAATCAGGATCGGGACAAGTGGCTCTAACTCTCACCACTTCTTAAATCATAGAACGACTCATAAAATCCTGGAGAACGGAGATCGGGAGTATCGCTTTTATGTTGATGATGTATTAATCAAAAGAGCTTTATTGCCGAAAGGCACTAGAGAAATTAAATCATTGGGGGTGAAGATATGAGTATGTCAAAAGAAGATTTAAAAAATCATTATCTTTGGAGAACTGAAGCTTATGAGTTTTCATTCAAGATTGAGTTAGCCGTAGGAACTTTTGAAGCCTACGGCCATTGGTCTGATGACGGAGAGATTGATTATGATTATTTTATTGATCAGGAATTAGTAGACGGTGGCAGATACAAGCACGAACTTTGGAAAGACTGCTATGACTATGAGTGGGATTTATTAATATACGATATTTTAAAATATGATTATGGGAGTAAATAATTATGAGTATTAAATATTTTTGTGATGTGACAGGCCAAGAGCTTGATCTGGATTACTGTTTACATGAGAATGATAAATTAGAACACAAACACGCTACTATTTTCACAAATGGAGTTATTCAAAGAGTTGGACATGGTGGAATATTTGACGTTGATTTTGATGTCTATTGTAAAGAAGAAGCATTAAAAAAATTTCCTGAACTCCAGGAAGATGACTTCAATCCTGAGATTTGGGGGTAAGCTATGAGTGTTGAAACATGGATTGTAAATTGCGAAGTTTGTAATACTTCTATTGATAAGCTAGACCAAAACAAGGGCCTTTATGTTGTTGGAGATAGTGAGACAGTATGTTCTGAAAAATGCGTAAAGCAAATATTAGGAAAAGAAACTTTTAAACAAGCACAAAAAGAATGGGAAAATCACGGAGATAGTGATTTATATTATTGGACTTATTACGAGGAAAAAGAATGATAGAAAAAAGCTATAAGCAAGAGCTTATTGATCGGGGAATCCCGGAAACAAGAGCCGACGATTTGGCTAAGGCCGTTGACAACTTACATATGGCACTAGCCAAGTGTGATTTGGAAAACAGAAAGAAGTTTAATTTGAATAGGTCAGTTGCTGATCTGGTCAATGACTTCGGCCGCGTTGAGTGGTTGGCTAGTGATTTTGAGTAGACAATCTATTACCGAAGTTGTATTATTCGGTCATCTATATATCTATAGATGTTAAGTTCTCCAAACTTAAATACAACTAAAGGGAGCTGAAATGCTCCCTTTTTTTATGCCCGGAGTTTTATTGATCGGGTTTTTAGATCCCAAACTATTTTATCCACGCCAAAGGTCGCACATTTCAAATCGCACGCACAAGGTCGCAAAATCTTATAAGAACGCAGAAGGTCGCACATTTTTCAAGGCAAAAAAAAGGGCAGATAAACTGCCCTAAATTTTTTTTTTGGTTTTATATTTTAGATAACCTTTCATCTATTTCTTGAATGTCTTTATCAGAGATATATTCCCAAAGAATATCTTTAGCCTTTTCATGA